CGTTCCAAAATGTACTATGGATATGGATAAGAGAGGCAACATTCTCGTTACTTCTGGTGAGGCAGAAGCGTATCCTTGTATATGTGCTCATATGGATGAGGTACACCCTGCTATTTTAGACAAGGAAGTGATAGAATATAAAGATTTCATGTTCTGTTTCTCTCCGTCAAGAATGGGAGTCGTTGGAAGTGGAGCTGATGACAAAAACGGCATTTTCATAGCTTTGAAAGCGTTGGATGTACTTCCAGCTGTAAAACTACTCTTCACTGTAGAAGAGGAAATTGGAGCAGTAGGAGCTTACAACGTGAATACAAAGAAATGGTTGAAGAATGTACGATATGTCATCCAATGTGATCGTCGTGGAAGCGATGATTTCGTAACTTCCATTTCAGGAATAAAACTAGCAAGTAAAGAATTCAAGAAGGACGCTGGAACCATTCTCAAAGGGTATGGATTCAACGAAACTACTGGGATGCTTACAGATGTGATGGCGTTGAAGGAGGAAGGATTAAGAGTTTCATGTTGTAATCTTTCCTGTGGATATTATACCCCTCATTCAGACCGTGAAGTCACTTACTTACCTCACTTGGAAAAAACCTTTAATGCCGTAATGGAAATATGTCTTACCCTTACAAAGACATATCAACATAACTATGAAAAACCGGTGTATAAAAAGTATTCAGGTGCGGCGATCACCTCAGCGAGTGCGTATGGTAATAGAAAATACCTTAATATCGCACGTTCTGAAGGTGGTAATGTTCCTCTCAATTCGGAATCATATGTTTGTCAGGATTGTTTAAAACTGAATTGTGATTATTGTGCATATTCAGTCCCCTCTCATACCAATTACTCAAAAGATTGGGATAATAGGTATTATTGATTAGATAAAAATCTACATTGAGTTTGCCGAATGGAAAGATTTCACTCTCCATTCCAATAGGCAAACTATACATTGATTTAACACGGTAGCAAGTCCCTTCTGTGAAGGGGTTTGCTATTGCCTTTTTTACACATTGAAGTTGAATCTCAATAATTCAACCGGGAGCTTACTATATCCTCACTTTAATATTCAACACTACATAGTAAAAAGAGAAACGAGGTACTATCATCTGTATAAATTGCATTATATAATTTTCGGGTGAAAATTTCGTTGAAATAAAAAGCCTTCTAAAAACTTGACAATGACTTAATTATAAATATATTTTTATTTATAAAATATTTTATCTATCTTTAAAAACCTTATAAAATGCCGTGAACGTGAAAACAGCGACACTCGTAACAGACAAGAAGGGAAATGATCTGATTAAGATACTCTTCACTTTCGAAATTCCTACATTGGAGAAAGTGAGAACCATATCTGGTCGGAAATATTTCCCTGACGGAAAGTACTGGACCGCTCCACTTCATGTAGGTACGTTGCAAAACCTAAAAGATTGGGAGTTTGAATTAGATGAAGCTCTTTTGAAAATACTTCATCAGGTTCAGGAAAAACAAATCCAATTAGAGGTAAAGAATGTAAAGATTCCGGGACTAAAACGTGAATTGTTTCCCTTTCAAAAGAAAGGGGTATCCTTCATAGAACAGTGCGGAGGAAGAACATTAGTTGCCGATGAAATGGGTTTGGGGAAAACAGTTCAGGCTTTAGGATGGATTCAATTACATCCTGATAAGCGTCCGGTAATCATTACAGTTCCTGCTTCTATCAAGCTTAAATGGAAACAGGAAGTACTAAACTGGTTACCAAATCCAAAGGTGGAGGTACTATCAGGTACTCATCCTTATAGGATCAAAGGAAATATCGTAATAATCAACTACGATATTGTATTTTATTGGTTGGAACAATTAAAACTATTAAATCCACAGGTCTTAATTACTGATGAATGTCATTATTACAAGAGTAATAAGGCTAAAAGAACAAAGGCAATTAAGATGTTAAGTAAAGGAATCCCGCATGTGATAGCATTGAGTGGGACTCCTATCGTAAACCGGCCTATTGAGGCGTATAATGCTATCAAAATTATTTCTCCCTTATTGTTTCCAGATGCCTGGAAGTTTGCACAGCGTTACTGCGGAGCCTATTATGATGGATTTGGATGGAACTTCACCGGAGCGACTCATACAAAGGAGTTACACGAGAGATTGACATCTACCATAATGATAAGAAGGTTGAAATCGGAAGTTCTTACTGAACTACCTCCGAAGATGTATTCATATGTTCCTTTAACGTTGGATAATGAAGCTGAATACAGATTCGCTAAAAACCACTTTATTCAATTCATTTCATCCACTCGTGGTCAATCCGCAGCCCATCGTGCCCGCAACGCTGAAATAATTACTCGAATAGCGACACTGAGACAGGTTGCTGTTAAGGGAAAGTTAGCCCAGGTAATAGGATGGATCGAAGATTATTTTGAAAACAACGAAAAGTTAGTCTTATTTGCTATTCATAAGTTCGCCATAGATGCTATCATGGAAGCTTTCAAAAATGTAGCTGTTAAGATAGATGGTTCAGTTCCAATGGAAAAGCGACATGATGCTGTTCAGAAGTTTCAAACAGATCCAAAGGTCCGATTATTTGTAGGAAACATTCAGGCTGCTGGCGTTGGATTGGATCTGACTGCGGCCTCAAACGTATGCTTCCTTGAATTACCCTGGACTCCAGGTGAATTAGCTCAGGCCGAAGACCGATGTCATCGTATCGGACAGAAAGATAATGTAACTGTGCATTATCTTCTAGCCACGGATACGATTGAATATGAAATGGCGGAATTACTAGATGCGAAAAAGAAAGTACTCAACGCCGTTCTAGATGGACGGGATACCCCTCAAGAATCTTTATTAACCGAATTAATAAACAAATATTATGACGACAGAACAGATTAACATCAGAAGAGAAGCCGAAGGCAATGTGCGTGGATACCATACCGGAATCCCGTGCGACAGAACTATGCTTAAGAGTGAGATTACTCCCACTCAATTGAGATTGGATTGGATCCAAGCAATACGGAACATGGATAATGTTATCCTGTTACGGTACGTACATCCTGAAGATCGGGCAAGTATAGCTACTAAAATGATGAAAGCTGATATGATAACCCGGTTTCAAGCGAAGGAATTTGTCAGATTTGCTAATTAGAAAAAAGTTATGGACTACACAAAATTACTTTGTTTCGACAAGCTAGACCTGATTAAAGGAATGATAGAGCATAATCTTCTTAATCAGGAGGAAATAAATTACATATGGCATGAATTAAATGACGTGTCACATGTAATAGATGAGTATATTGACCGACGTCAGATAAGAGACAGGCGTAATACTCAAAAGAAAGATGGAACATATTAATCTCATTCGGAAGATCGCTTGGTCTTTTCATAACTCTACTGGGATTGACTGGGACGATCTTTTTCAAGAAGCTGCGTATCATTACTTACGAGCCTTGAAATCTTATGACCCATCTAAAAAAGTTTCCCTTTCAACGTATGTATGGAACTTCGTAAAAAACGAATTGATACTGTACATCCGGAAAGAGAAAAAGAATTCAGAACCTTTAGAATCCATCGACTCCATAAAAAGTTGGAGTCAAACGGGTTCTCCCTATTGGGAAGGTCTATCATCCACGGCTCAAAAGGCCGCTGAAGAAGTATTAAAACACCCTGAAGAGTTTTCGTGTTTGGATCCTCTCAACGCCCGTTTACTGTTAAGGTACAGGCTTTTAAAGAGCGATTGGACATTGAAAGACGTTAGAGTTGCAATGCGTAATTTAAAAAATGCATACTCGAAATAATTTTTATTTGTATAATAACTAAAAACTTTAAAGAAATGGAAATTATCAAAGAACTCACTACATTGGAAAATCAAGCTTTAGATGCTCTTTGTAAAATGTTATCTACATGGAGAGAAGGGGAGCCTGGGTATTCATGTATAGACGGAGCTGATATCACAAGAGCTTTAAGATGGCCCCCAAGAACTACTTCTGGAGTTATTAGTTCCTTATGTAAGAAAGGATATGTTGAAACTTCAGATGACGGAGATTTTAAAGGAATTTTGTACGTTAAATGGGGAAAAATCCCTGAGAATTTTGGTCGAGATATTAACTAAAAACTATTAAAAATGTCAAACTTACCAATTGATTTCAATTTTGATTATGAAAAACCTACTGCTTCACGCAGAGGAGAAATGAGAACTCCTGCTTCCATTTACCTTTCAAATAAGGATACGGCATCAGGTGGAATTTTGTTCATAAGCCAGAAATGGTTGGACAAAATGGAACTTAACGGAACAGAGATAGCTATGCAGGTGAAAGATAATCAAAGTACTTTCATCCTGTTTAACCCTCCTAAAAACGCTCCACGCTTCAAGAAGAGGGACAAATCCCCCCGTAAAAATTCAGTAGCTTATTCATGTACCGAAACCGTTCGCAAGATGTTCGAGATATTCGGATATGAAGACTCTTCAAAAACTACAATCGAATTGTGGTTGGAGCCTGTAGGAACGTTTGGTACGGCTTCCGTATGTCGCTTGAGAAACCTTCAGCAATCAGATTCTCTGTATAGGTTTTAATGGATATCGAGCGACTGTATAGGGACTTTGGCGTTGATTACGCTTCAGAAGGGCATCGCCATGCTCGTCCGGGGTGGATCAACGCCTCTTGTCCTTTTTGTACGGGGAATCCCGGTTATCATCTAGGATTTGACCTGGACGGAAATTACTATTACTGTTGGCGATGTGGATGGCATCCGATAATTCAGACTATCTCCAAGCTAACAAATATTTCTGAACCGGAAGTCCGCAAGTTTATAAAGCAGTATGGCCTTACAGTCCCCAAGTCCCGACCATCCTCTGAAGCGACGGTTAGGATAAAGGCACATCGTATGCCTTCTTATACAGAACCAATGGGATCAAACCATAGACAATATCTTATCAGAAGAGGATTTGACCCGGATGAATTAGGCAAGCTTTGGAACCTTGTTGGAACAGGTCCTATCAGTAAACTAGATGGATTAGATTTTAAACATCGTATCATTATTCCAATCGTATGGGATCAAAAAGAAGTATCCTTTACATCAAGAGATATTACTAATAAACATCCATTACGTTATATTACCTGTCCCAAAGACAGAGAACTGATACATCATAAGGAAATAATTTATGGTAGGCAAGAGTACTGGAAAGATATTGGAATATGTGTAGAAGGACCGACTGACGTATGGAGATTAGGAGTAAATAGCTTTGCAACATTTGGAATAAAATACATTCCTCAACAAGTCAGAATTATTGCAAAAACCTTTAAGAGAGTAGCAGTAGTGTATGATGATGATCCTCAAGCCGTCGTTCAGGCGAAGAAATTAGTGGCCGATCTTCGATTCAGAGGAGTAGATGCCTTTCACGTTCCCATCGTTGGGGACCCTGGAGGAATGAAACAGGAAGATGCAAACTATTTAATAAAACAAATCATAAAGTAAAATGTATTACGGAAAGCGAAAAAGAGTTAAATTGTTAGTAGATTTAACTAAATATCATCCAAAACTGACGATAGGTCAAGAAGGTACACTAATACCTGATGTAGCAGTAGGTACGTATGGGAGATGTTATGATCGTTTCGGAGCTGTACGATTCGATTGTGGGGCTTATTTAGATATTGTCATGACAAACTTAAAAATAATAGAGGACAAATGAAGACATACAAACTATTTGACAAGCGGTATGATACATACCTAGTAGAAGAGGACGGAAACGAATTTGTTACTCCCGATATTGACGACGCAGAAGATCAACGCTGGTTCTATTTACGCAGGAGTCAATGCCCTGAATTCGTAATAACCATACACGAATTTCATAACAATGTATACGTTGGGGAGATACAGAGTATAATTCTTAACTAACTGACGTATAACAAAGTAATAAATAAATTTTTTTATTCGGAAATAAGTAATTAATTTAGCGGAGGAAATTAAAAGTGACGGTCAGCTATGATATACCGGGAACTTGTTTGAGACTCATCGTGTCAGAAATTTTACCCGGCATTTTTTTAAGGTTTTTAGTTGGAGAGCTTGAAGAGAGTAGGTGTGACCGTCACCGAAATCTTCAAGTTCTTTTTTAATCCTTAAGATTATGAAGAGAATATCTGTAAAATTTAACATCCCAGATGCAATTAATTGCAGTTATCATCATCAGTTTACTCAGGTTCCAAATGAACTCTTAAGAAATCCGAAAATTTCTGCAAAGGCTAAAGTAATTATTGCAATACTTTTGTCCAACAAAATAGGGTGGAAATCACACTTGGAACTTTTAATAACTATGATGAAAGAGGGAAAGGACTCCATAAGGGCAGGTTTGGTCGAGTTGGAGTCCTTTGGTTATTTAAAAAGAGTTAGATATCAAGACAAAGTTACAAAGAAGTATGCAGGAATATTTTGGGCATACACTGATGAACCTAATCATTTCAACATCGAAGAACATATGCATATCCTAGAAAGTATGGGACTCACACCAGAACTGGAAAAGCCAGCGCTGGCAAATCCAACCTATAAAAATACTAGGATACTTATCGCGGGCGTACCCGCCCGCGAGAAACAACAGAAAAATATTATTCCTCCAAAATTGGAATGGATAGTAGAATTTTGTTTCCAAAGAAAGAATAATGTTGATGCAAAAAGTTTTTTTGATTTTTATGCGTCCAAGGGTTGGAAAGTGGGTAACACCCATATGGTGGATTGGCATGCTGCCATTCGCACATGGGAGCGAAATAATAAAAAAGATGATAAGCATAAGCCTTTTACAAAATTTATGAAACCTTACATTATAGATGATGGTATTCAGTATGATTTAGGTCCAGATGGTAAATATCATCATTGTGTAACAGGTGAAATTTATATTCCATGATAGAACGAAAGATTTTAATTGGGCTCATAACTTCCACCGAATACTGTCAAAAGATTCGGGCCATTTGGAATATAGATTTGATGGAATCGGATATGGCAAAACGCCTGTCCACATGGATTTGGGAATATTTTGATAAGTATAACAAGGCTCCAGGTCCAGATATGGAGATTCTTTACTTCTCCAAGTTGAAAGAATCCAGGCTCCCCAAATCAGTAGCAGAAGAAATAGAACAGGACATCCTTCCAGGCCTGTCTTCTCAATATTCTCAGGAAGGGGTAGATATCAAGCCTCTGATAGATGAAACGGAAAGATATTTCAACGAGAGGCATTACTCCCTGCTATCTGAAAACATTCAGGACCTGATATCAGCCGGGAAAATAGAGGAAGCCTCCCGGATGGTTCAGGATTTTCGTCCGTTGATATCGGACGATCAGCGACTGGATAACTATATTCTGACAGTTAGAGGCATGCGAAATAAAAAGCGGAAGCCTCCCAAGCCTCTTATAGCTCCGTGGCTTAGAGAGGGTGAAATGACAGTAATTTATGGAAATTTTGGGACGGGTAAATCCCTGCTAACAATCTCCGCAGCATATATTTTGGGAATGGAGGATTATACCAGTGAGGAAGCAGAGATCGGAGAGTGGCAGGTAAAAAATCCTACAGGGTGCCTTTACATAGATGGTGAGTTAGGAGAAGTAGAAATGCTCAAAAGAATTGCCCAATTTGAATGGCTAGGAAAGCAGAATTACCCTATTCGTGTACTCTCTATCCCCGAATACCAATTGGAAACAAGAGACACCATGATTTTGTCGGAAAGAAAAAATCAGTTAAAAATAGTTAATTGGCTTAAGAGACATCCGCAGTATAGGCTTGTTGTCTTGGACAGTGCAAGTACTCTATTTGGCTTGGAAGATGAAAACAATAACAGCGAATGGAATAATAAAATTAATCCATTTCTCAGGGACCTGCGTGGGATGGGAGTTGCCTGTTTACTTTTACACCACGCTGGAAAGGATGGAAATAAAGGATTCAGAGGAGCTTCTGCTATTGGAGCTATGGCAGAAAATATCTTCAGAATAACAAATCATAAAAAGAAAAATGTGGATGATGGAGAAGCCTGGTTTGTTATTTCAAAAGATAAATTGAGATCAGCAGGAAAGAGTTTTAAGAAGTTTGCGTTGAAATATACTCAAACCGAAGATTGTTCAGGAACACAGTGGGAGGAAACTCAAATAGAGTAAATAGCATATGCAAATTTTCGGGTGAAAAAATTTATTTGTATAATATCTTCATAAAAACGTTTTAATGTTAAACCAAAACTTTTAAAAATTATGATTAGCGAAAAAGCATTGAAAGCTGCAGCAGCTGAAGTAAATGAATTGGGAGTTGATCCTCCAATTGACCTGAAAGCAGGTGTAAAGAAAATTACCGCTGGCCTGAAGGAGGCGATTGCGGATGTACTCGAAAAGGATGATGAATTTTCGAAGGAAACCGAAAAAGTTCTGATTGAACTTGGTTGGAATAAAGAGGAAGAGGAAGAGGAAGAAGAGGAGCAGGAAGAGGTTGAAGAAACCGAAGAGGAAGAGGAAGAGGAAGAGGAGGAAGAGCAGGAAGAAGATGACGATGATGAAGAGGAAAAGGAAGAAAAGCAGAAAGTAGCAGAAAAGATTCATCAGAAGAATATTGCTAGCAAAGCTCCTATCATCAAAGAAGACAAGGGAGGAAAAGAAAAACCGGCAGCTCCGAAGGAAAAAAGGACTCCACCTCCCAGGAAGACCGGATCATACACTCGTATTGATGCTGTCTGTGATGCCCTGAAAACAAAGAAACCTAAGACTGTTAAGGACTGGGTAAAAGCAACCAACGAAGTCTACATTGAAAAGGGAGGTTCCGCCAACGACAGCGAAAGCTCGATGATGATCAAGTATGCTTCCAAGGTAATGACTCACTTTGATGTAAAATTCCCTACGGAATAATGTCGGAGGCGTTGTTAAAAAACAGTGTGACGATTCGAGGGGACAGCCTGTACTGTCCTCTCGCATTGTCCATTGATAGTTACGGGAACTGTCTTACAGACTGTTGGCACTGTTACTTACGCAGATTGAATCATACGTGGGGGCAGGATTTAAAACCAGCGGATGTTTCTCTACTGAAGAGAAAGCTAGTTTCTGGACTTTCTAACAAGCATCCAAAAACTCCTTTAGCATGGGCTTTATCTCAACGAAAAACCATTCGTTGGGGAAACAAGTCTGATCCGTTCCAAATGGCAGAGCTGGAACATCGGGTAGCTCGTCCGATATTTAACATTCTTACAGAATTAGAATGGTCATTCGTGATACAGACCCGGTTCACCTCTGTGCTTGAACAGTATGATCGGTATATATTGAGAGCTCATGGTAGAGGATTGATTACAATCATGCCTGTGATTTCTCCCGGATTGGAGAAGGATTGGGAACTATTGGAACGGGAAAGAACTACTCCTCCAGAAGACAGATTGAAATCAATTCATAGGTGGAAAAGTTTAGGAATCCCAGTGGGAGTGAATGGAGAACCCTTCATTCCAGGATTCCATACGGTGGAAGATTTTGAGAATGCTTTAAAACTTCTGAAGGCTTACGAGATAAACCGATACAACACCTATAATTTTCATTTCAACGCCTTTGTAGCCCGACGACTGAATGATATTGGAGTAGATATTGAAAAGATTTGGTACTATAATCAGGATGATAAATGGAAGAAAATTCTAGCCCGATTGTTAGAGTTGGCAAAGGAATACAACATTATACTTGGATGCCCGGACTTTGTTAATTCAGGATTATCATGGGTAGAAAAGGCGAACACGTGTTGTGGAGTGGATGTTCCTAATCCTTGTACTTTCAACACTCACCACTTTAAGAAATTGTACCAGAGTGGTAAATCTCCAGAAGAAATATTCAAACTCTCCTTTGATGGAACTGGAGATGAGAATATGGGGAAATCTATTATTGAAGGAAATACGAAAGATTTCTACACTCTAAAAGATATCAAATGACTCCTATTGAAGAACACTATAATGTCTTAGTAAAACGGGATGATTTATGTTTTCCTCCTCCTGCTCCTCCATTCTCCAAATGTAGAGGTATAATCGAACACCTACGCAGGTTGAAACGGGAAGGAATAGAATATGTAGGATATACTGAAACGTCCATTAGCATGGCTGGTTGGGGAGTAGCATGGGCCTGTAAGGAATTGGGACTAAAAGCTGTTCTGTTTGATCCTCAGTACAAGCAAACCCCTGAAGTTTTAAAATACCATCGCCAGCAATGGAAACAGTTTGATCCAATCATAGTTCCGATTCAGGCTGGAATGGCTTCTGTAAACGTGCATATTGCTGCTAACATCTTACGGAGGACCTACAAGAATTCTATTATGCTCCCTTTAGGTTTACCTTTTGAGGAAACGATGGAGGCCACTCGTGTAGAGACTATTGAAACTATGCAGGCTTTATCTTCTGAAAATATCAAATCAGTAGTAGTAAGCGTGGGCAGTGGTACAATATACGCTGGAATCTTCAGGGGATTACATGATTTAGGTGTCCCCGTAACTTTATATGGTATCTTAACTCGTAGTAGCAATCTGAAAAGAAAGCGAATGTCTATTCAAAACAAGGCTGGTATATTTGAATTCGGATTATCGGACAGCCCTGTAAAAATGAAACTGATAGACAAAGGTTGGGAGTACACTCAGCGGAGCTATCAGGAATGTCCTTTCCCATGTCATCCATACTACGATCTGAAGGCTTGGGAATGGTTAGTAAAAATACAGTATATTCCAGAGCGAATTTTGTTTTGGAATATAGGAAAATAATGTTTAAATTTATAGAAAATGTCAGGCACGGTTAAACACTTTACTTATGAAGAACTCATAAAGATTTGGAAGATAAATAATTATGAGGAGAACTACATTCTAAAACCAAATTTACCTTATAGCAAGGGGTGTATTATTCTAGACAGGAAAACCGGAAAAATAATTCGTGAATTTGATAAGAATTATGATCTTTTCAAAGCGTTAATGGAAGGGTACATTCCTGGACAACCTTGGAAGATTAAAGGTCTGTTTGGAGAGGAAACTACTCAATCTACTGGATTGAGAGCTGATATAGCAGTAGATATGTGCATAGACTATGTAAAAGCGTTATTGTTAATGTTACCTACTATGATTGGAGAAGAATTACCGAAAGACTGGGAGAGCAAATTATATGAAAAACGTAAGAAATTAAGAGGATGAACTATTGGGAATTGAGAAAAATCATAGCAAGAGCTGTGGGAGGAATGTCTCATCAGTTGAAGGCCACATTCCGTAAGGAGGATCAGGTTAGAGAGAAAGGACGAAAACGGAATTACAGCCAATTCAATTTAGTCCATAACGAATGGCGTAAACAGGAACGTTTGTTAAATACGGAGGAAATAAATTCATTTCTTGAAATCTCCGTTAGGGCATCTGCCTGTCCCATGCCTTTCAATATGGACATCTGGGATGGGTTAGTTTGTCCGTTTGCTTGTTCGTATTGTTACGCCAATGCCTTTAGGGCTTCATTATACACGGCCTTCTTTGATAACAGTAAAACGATGGGATTCCGCCATTGCAATCCTACGTATTACAAGGAAGAGATGGATAAAATGGCGAAGTATCGGGCTATGTCTTTTGATGAGAAGAGGAATTTAACAGGTATCAATAAAGCTTTTGCTTTAGAGATTCCAGTTCGTATGGGAATCCGCTTTGAAGATTTTCTCAAGAAGGAAGGACGGGAGCATATCAGTTTAGAGATGCTTCAATACCTAAAAGATATTTCATATCCGGTAATGATAAACAGTAAGGCGGCACTTCCGGCTGAAGATGAATACTTGAGAGCTTTAGCTGACAATAAGGCTGGGACGGCTATTCACATTACTCTTATATCTAGTAGTGATGAAGTGTTAAAGAAACTGGAACCAGGTGCTCCTACATATTCAGAAAGAATACAAGCTATGAGTGAATTATCTGCTGCAGGAGTTCGTGTAGTGGCTCGTATTGAACCTTATTTGTTCTTACTTACGGACGATCCTGATGAGGTTGAAAAGTACATGGAAGATGTATGGAACGCCGGAGTGCGACATATTACTTTTGATACCTACTCTTATACTGCCCAAAATCAAGGAATACGTCAAAGTTTTATAAATGTAGGATACGACTTTGACCGCATTTTCTTAGCAGGATGTGATAGTCAACCACTGGGTTCTCTACTACTAGGCAAGTTTATGGACTTATTCCGGGAAAGAGGATTCAGTTGTAGTACGTTCGATATGGGGAACGTTCCAACTAATGATCAGTCTGTTTGTTGTGAAGTCGGGGATTGGTTTAAGGGAGGCTTCAGTTACGGATGTACTGTAATGGCTGCTAGATTTGTAAAGGAGCGGATTGGATTGAAAACCAGTTGGAAGGATTATGTACAGTGGGTGGAGGAACATGGGGGATTCCTTACTGAAGACCTCAAGGAGGAAGTAAAAAGACTTTGGAATCTGGAAGGTAATGTTGCCTACAGTCATCGCTGGGCGGCAGGATTAACCGCAGTAGGACTGGATGAAGATGGAACTATTTGGACATACGTAAAAGGTGAAGATTATAGGGAGAAACTTTTAAATGAAATTATATGAACATAGCTAAAGAACCTAATGGAAAAGTGGTAGAGGAAATATTTGCTCTTGCCCAAATTATGGATCAGAATGGAGGTCTTCGAAATTCCGTATATGCGGATGGAAAGGAGATTTACATTCTCAATTACGACCATACCGTACTAGTACGGTTCAGATTAAAACCTAAAGAGCCAACATTTACTCAACCAATCTCCTTCAGAGCGAGTGACTATGAAGGCTCTGAATTTGAAGAAGTAGATGGTAAAATCATTTTTAAAACTAAAAAGGCCGGGCACGTACGGAACAAAAGTTGTGGAAGGGCGGAATACTCTCCTGAAGAGGTCCGTCAAATGTTCAATAATCTTGTTACTACCGCTCCTGAAATGGTAAAGGGGATAATGTTGAATCAAGCCATAATGAGCTTATTGGATGCAGATTTGAGTCATGTTGAGTTTTCGGGAGAAAAAGGAGGTTCTTACACCATCGTCCAACGCAATATCTATTCAGGAGGAGTTATAACAGTCACACAGGAATTGGAAAGATTTGGAACTTTGGAGTTGGAAGAAGGCTTCGGTCCAGTGGGAATAAAAACAAATGACTTGGCGAGTCTATTTCAATTTGAAGACGATCTTAAGTTTGAATTCTCAGGTCGTGAAACAGAAGGCTCTTTCATAATTGTCCGGAGTTTCAATCGGGAAAAGAAAGATATGGTAGCCCTAATAGCAGGGTGTTTATATGATGAAATAATTAAAATAAGGGAGGTACAAAACAATGGGAGGCAAGAGCAGAAAGTCAGGAGGCGTAAGCAGGCAGCTGATAGCTCACATTAAGAGCGGACGGCTACCTCAGAGTAAAAACAAGAAGAAAGAACAAGTTCCAGATGACAAAAACAAACGCAGAACTTTACTTGACGAGGGCGAGTGAGTTAAAAGTAGAACCAAACTTCTTTATGAGTCTTGCTTACATTCGATTGAGTAATTTAAGAGGGCGAGTTAAAGACGGGTGGGTATGGATACAGGATAAGAACTGGTGTGTATTTCCTCCTTTACCTTTAGGAGATTCAAACATAGATTATAGTGCGAGTCGTATCTGGGCTTTGTTTGGGGATTCCGGTTCAAGTATCAGTTCTGATTACAAGTTTTTGGATTGGCAGTATATTTTCTGTCCTCATAATTTCACTGCGATGACAGGAGGTTATTGGGAAACGTTTCGCAAGAACGTGCGTAAATGGCCTTCTCGAAATATCGGGTGGACTTATAGTGAAAAAAGTCCAACATTGAAAGAAGCAGGAGAGCTAATTGGAGAATGGTTAGAGATTCGTAAACAGTCGGTGGAGGATGCCGAGTTCCTAGCCAGATTTGCCATTTTTGCACAGTTCTCCGGTATAGAAAGGAAATTTTTGTATAATAGTACAGGGCAGTTAATAGGAATTAACGCCTGGGACGAAAACTGGAAATACATAAATTATCGGGTTTGTATAGTAAAACCTGGAGAGGACTTTCTAGATGAATTTATGCGGTATCTTTTCTTCACAGATGAGGATATACTACAACGAGAAAAACTTGTAAATGATGGAGGTACGCTAGGAAATTTAGGATTGGAAAGATTTAAAGATAAAATGAATCCTATTTCAAAAGTTAAAATTTATTCATATATAAGAACATCATGAAAATCAATCGAAAAGAACTGTTAGACACTTTGAGTATTGTAAGTCCCGGAGTATCTAATAAAGAAATGGCGATCGAACAGGCAACCACGTTTGCCTTTTTGAAAGACCGAGTAGTAACGTACAACGACGAAATCAGTATTTCACATCCTATTGAAGGGATGGAAGGACTGGAAGGAGCTATTGAGGCTAAAATCTTATACCCTTTACTGGAGAGGATAAAAGAGGAAACAATAGAACTTACCCGGAATAAAAATTCCGAGATCGTAATCAAGGCAGGTAAAATGCGTTCAGGATTACTTTTACAAAAAGAGATAGACCTACCCATTGAAGAAGAGATTGAAGATAGGGATGCCTGGACCCTAATACCGGAAAATCTTATTGAGGCGTTGTCCTTTGTTGTTTTCTCAGCCGGTAGGGGGTTGGACTCTCCTATACTGTCTGGTATTCATGTAAGTTCTAAAGGATTTGTAGAAGCTTCCGATGGATACCGAATGGCTAGATATGCACTAAAAGGAGATTTGGAAGTGGAATCTTTTGTAATCCCTGCTTCTAACATCTCTAGTCTAATCAGACTGCCTAACATTACCCATATTGCTCAAGGGATAGGATGGATCCATTTCAAGACGGAAGAAGGGACAGAATTTTCCAGTCGCATATTTGAGGAATCTTATCCTAATGCTACTTCTTGGTTAAAACTAGATGGTAAAAGGCTTGTATTACCTGAAACCATAGAAGAGGTTCTGAGTAGAGCAGTTATCTTATCCGCTCGTAAAACTGCTGTAGATGAAGAAGTAATATTTGAATTGGAAGGCGGTAAATTCAGAGTAGTATCTGAATGTGATGTAGCCTGGTTTGAGGAAGAGGTGGAAGCAGAATATGAAGGAAGTGGAGAATTTTCAATTAGAATAGCTCCCTCTTTCTTGAAGGATATTCTCAAGCGAACTACTTTATGCCTGATCGGAACTAACAAAATAAAATTTGTAGGAGAGGGCTGGGAATATGTATCACTATTGAAAGTATGATGCAAGGATTTTTTACAGCAAAAGAAACCGCTTCAGTTTCCCGTCCGGATGGTAAAGTTCGTTCCTGTGCTTCTTGTGGGCTTTACAAAAATGTAAACACCCCCAGGATGAAACCTTTTGGAAATTTCAAAAAGGGAATAATGAATATCGGAGAGGCTCCAGGGGAAGAGGAGGATGCTGCAGGAAAGCCTTGGCAGGGTAAAACAGGAAAGTTACTTCAGCGGACCTATCGCAAATTGGGGATAGACCTGTTTGAAGATTGCATTAACATTAACGCCTGTCACTGTAGGCCGACTGATGCTAGAGGGGATAATCGAGCACCCACGAATGATGAGATTGAGAACTGCAGAAGAACTACGCTGCGGTATATTCATCAATATAATCCTAAACTAGTTGTACTGCTAGGTAATTCAGCAGTGACTAGCGTAATAGGTTCTAGGTGGAAGAAGGAGTTAGGAGGCATCTCCAAGTGGAGAGGATGGCAGATACCTGATCAGGATTTGAATACATGGATTTGTCCTACCTACCATCCTAGTTTCGTAGAGCGTTCAGATAGTGCTGATATAGATTCCATATGGATAAGGGATTTGAGGGAGGCTTTCTCCCTTTTGGAAAAGCCTTTCCTCAAGCATAAAGAGCCATATGTAGAATACCCCCCGGACTTAAGGGTTTTGGATCGGATCAAAGATGGAGTAATTTCCTTTGATTATGA